TAGCCAGTCGCGGTGTTTTCTTCCCAGCCGCCCCAGATGGGGTAGCGGAAAACCTCGGAGAACACGCCAGCAGAGCGACGAGCGCCCATTGCACGGCCAGCGTCGTACCAGACTTTCTCACGCACGTTGTAGATGATCGCGTCGTTGCACTCTTCGCTGTCGCCAGACGGGAAGAACCACCAGATCTCGCCCCAGCGTGGCACCTTGCTGGCCCACACCTTTTGGCGCTGTTTGATGTTGAGGTTGTCAAAGAAATAGTTGAAGTTCTGCTTGTTCTCGACCTCTTGAACGACACCGTTATACATCAAGAATCGGTCGGTGCCCACCCAGAAAAAGATACCGTCATACTCGATGACGCACTGGCTCGACATGATCGACGACTGCTGAGTGATCAGGTCATATTTCCAGTACAGCGTGGCGTTGCCAACGGTGGTGGGCGCATAGGTCACGCGCACCACGGAGTCCAGAGTCCAGAACAGCCCTGCTGGCGAGGTCGTGCCGCCGCGCAGGGGCAGGCCCTTGACCACTTTGGTGGACGACACGTTGTTGCGGTTTGCGTCGGCTGATGTCCAGTTGTTGAAGTCGCCTGCCGCGCAGTTCTCGATCAGGCCGTTGTTGCCGTAGGCGAACAGGTAGGGGAACAGCATCACGATGCCGCCCGAGACCTCGATCTGGTTGTCAAACGTCAGGGTCACCGTTCCAGATGCCGTCGCGTTGGCGCTCAGTGTGGCCGTCCATGTGCCGCCGACTGAAGCCGCAGACACCACCGTGGTGCCAGCGGGGATGCCAGTGCCAGAAACTGCAACACCGGGGCCGATGGCCGCAATGGTGGTTGCAAAGGTCACAGTGGCCAAACCGCTGGTTGTGGTGCCAGACGCTGTAAAAACGCCAACAGGCTCGACTGTGGTGCCTGTGAAGGGGCCAAACAGCGGTCGAGTGTTGACGCTTGACGAGATGTCGTTGAGGTTCTGGCCGGGGTGCGCAATCAGGTTGTTGGCACCGTTGCCGTATGCGTCATAACCGATGTCAAACTGCCACAGTGTGTTGTTGCTTGGGGCGTATGAGTCAATCGCGGAGATGTAGCCAGTAAAGCCAGATCCAGTGCCGCCGATGTCAGCAGGATTGATCGTCACGGCTTCAGAATAGGCATAGCCAGATCCACCGCTCGTAATGGTGATCGTAAAAATCTCGTTGGCCGAAACAACGACCGTTGCCTCAGCGAGAGTGCCGATGACAGAGTTGATGGGCACATTGGTGTAGGTGCCGTTTGTGTACCCGGTGCCTTGGTCAACGATGGTGACTTCAGACACTGCGCCAACAGGCAAGATAGGTGTGGGGCCAAAACCCACGCCATCGTCGTTGTCGGTCGTCCAGCGCTCAAGGCCATTGTTGTAGCCAGAGACAACGTAGTTCAGGCCGTTGTCGGCACTCATGATCATGCCTCGGCTGATGCCTGATGCGTCCAAAAAGATGCCGTTGTAGCCACCCATTTTGCGTGGTCGGCCATACTGAAATCTCACCCATTTGCCATCGACATACGTCCGGGAGGCGAACTGCGTCCCGTCACGCTGGATGCCAGCGCCAGTGTTTAGGGTGACGACCTTTGCTGTCATTAGAACGCTCCACCAGCCACGCCGACTGGCAAAAGCAAGCCACTGGCAGTCAATTGCCCGGCAGATGCTCCATTGATCGCAAATCCAAGCTGGTGTGAGCCAGCCAAGTACAGGCCAGTTGCTGTGTCACCGAAGAAGTTCAGCGACGGCGAGGCGGCAGATCCGTTGCCCAGCGTAAGCGATGTGATGAAGCTGGTTGTAGCGGTCTGGGCGCTGTAGACGTTGGTGCCATCACAGATCGCAATGATCGTCTGGTTCTGGGGCAACGCCAGCGTGGTGCCACCCATTGCGCCTGTGCTGAAAGTCAGGGTGTAGGAACCAGTGGTGATGTTCTTGAACGAATAGATCTGCACCGTCGGAGGCACGATCACCGTACAGTTGCTGGTCAAGGTGCCTTGGTACTCTTGAATGATCGCGGAGCCTTCAGCGGCTGTCAGGGTGACTGTGCCGCCTGTGACGTTCTTCACCAGTTGAGTGAAGAAGAACGTGGCCGATTGGCCAAAGCCGTATGAGTACCAAGTCGAGCCAGATGACACAACGATGAATGAGTCGGTGATCTGCAACTGGGCGCTGATTTGGCCATCGATGGTGTCCGATCCGACTGCGGCAACAGTCAAGATGCCACTGCCGTTGTTCTTGATGACGACAAACCAGTTCTCTCCCACGCTTGCCGCCGAAGGCAGAGTGAATGTTCCAGCGCCACCATCCCACACAAGCATGGTCGAACGATCAATGTCGCTGATCAAGTAATCAGACGAGATCACCGTCACAGGGGTTGCTGTGTTCAGAGTCGTGTTAATGGCCTTGAGTCCAGCGCCAGCCAGCGTAGCGGCGTTGGCAGACGATGTCCCAGCGCCAAACGTGACTGTTTGCCATGTGCCGTTGACCGTGTTGTTGTCGGTCACATAGATGTACTCGGCGATGCCAGAGGCAATCGTCACGATGGTGTTGCCGCTGTTGTCCACCACTGTGAAAGCGTTGGAGCCGATGTTGCGAATCAGCGCAGACTGACCATTGGACACCTGAGTGGCAGGCGGCATGATCAAGTTCAGGCTGGCGGCAGTGGCATTGACCTCGATGATGTTGGCGACAACGCTGTCAGTGTTGCCGTTGATGGGCCACTGGAGTTCTGTGTCGGTGGAGATGGTCAGAGACTCATACCCGACTTGCGAGGGGCTGATGGTCTGGCCAGTGTAGGGCGAGGTATACGTTGTCATGCTGATTCCTTTTGGGCCTTTTCTCTGGCCTTGCGGATGACCCATGCGGCCTTCAATGCGGCTTTATGCTTCTCCGACTTTGGGATGTTTTTCTGACCGTTTGGTTTGCCTGATTTGGCTTTGCTTATGGCCTCGCCAATTTTCGCCCGAAGCGCATCGTCAGAGTAAGTCCTCTTGTTGGACTCTCTAAGTTTTTGCTTGTGCTCTTCAGTCTTCGCCATACCAAGAGTCCCGTCACCGCCATCCGTCATGTTGTAGCCATGAGGCATCTTGGTGTTGTGCTCCGCAATCAACATGCGCTCAATCATCTTGGCAGACTCTGCATCAAAAGCGTCGGCAATGTGCGTGAACACAAAAGAATCGACGCCGTACTTTTTGATCGCCTTGTGGATCAATTGACCCTCATTGGCGTTGCGGTGACGCTTCCACCGACGTTCCAAATCAGCCGCAATGCCAACGTACTGTTTTGCATTGACCGTGCAGGTGATGATGTAGATGGCGTACATGATCAGCTATCCACTGCAACGGCTTGACGGTCACCGACACGAGCCACATCCTCGCCCTTGAGGGTCTGCAACGCCTCGGTGTACTTCTGTTGAAAGATCTGGCGCTGGTCGTTCTTGAGGAACGGCATTGCCTGCAAAAGGGTGCCAAACAACATTGCGTTGGGCGCGTTTTGAGTCAGCCAATTGGTCTGGTTGGTCGAACTCAAAGGTGAGATACGCTCGTAGTACAGCACCTCGAAGGCATAGTCCTGATCGGGTGTTGGGGCGATGTACCAGTGCTCCCAATCGGTGTCGGCGTAGTACAGCGGAACGTCGGTTTGGGTGTCATCTGGCCAATAGTTCTTGAGGTATTCGTACTTGCGGAGCAGAACAGGCTTCTTCTTGCCTGCCACGGTCACGTTCATCGAGACCGTCTTACGCCAACGGGCAGGCTTTTGCAACAGCGGGTTGCCACTCAGCATGGTGGACTCAGCCACTTGAAGTTGGCCAAGGGTCTTGATCTGTTCAGCGATCTCAAACTCAGCCAGCGTGATGAATGTCGGGATGGCATTGATCGTCGCCTGATCTCGGCGCTCCAGATACTGAAGGACAGTGCTGGTCAAACTGTCGTAAGTCATCACCCATGAAGGGGTTACGGTGGTCGTCATGCTAGTCCCTCAAAATTTCCGACATTCTCCCATCACCAAGAGGGCCGATCAAGCGGCGTGGTACTCGGCTTCAGTCAATATCCCGGCTTTGTACTTGCCTTCTGGCTTGAAAATGGTCAGTTCTTGCTGTCGCATCTCGGGCGCGAACGAAATGTGCATCCAGCGGCCATATTCGTGGATCATCTGGTCGAACTTGATCCCGGCCTTTTTGACCATTTGGCACAGTTCGTAGGGGGTGTGTTTGCTCGATGAGCAGTCAATTGCCCACCCATCCATGTGACTGGACACCTTGGAGCCGCCCACCGCCACGTTTACCTCGGGCAAACGGAGCCAAGAATTGACCCGCATAGGGCCAGAAAGGGCCCTTACGGCCTCCAATTGAGCCGCCGCAGACTTCATGTTGCCCAACTGGCGTTCGTCGGGCTGATTGTTGATGCCCATGCGCACAGCGGTTTCGCTGTAGGTGGCTTCTTCAAGGGTGAAGTGTTCGCTCAAGTTCATTTGCGTTTCTCCATGACTTTTTCGACGGTTCGGCCACCAAAATAGGCCAGCATGATCAATTGACCCCATTCACCCAGCAGTTTGACGTACGCCTCGTTCACATCCAAGTGGAAAGCAGACATCATGGCGAACACAGAGTAGGCCACCAAGATGTAGATCAGGGTGCCGGGACGGATGTTTTTGGACAGCCACGAGTCGCTGTTCATGTCGGCCTTCCAGCGCTCGGTCACATTGACCTGCTCGACTTCAAAAGCCTTTGTGTCGATCTCTTTCAGCTTCAGAGCCAGTTCAGGATTGGCCTCAAGGGCTGTGGTGACGGATTCGATGGCTGGGGGCACCCCCAGCTTGTCGGCAATCGCTTTGACGGCCATGCCGCCCATAGGGCCAGCCACCGCAGTGGCCAGCGCCGGGGCCGCGCCTTTGAGGATGTCGAGTAGTTTGTCCATTTCAGACTCCAAACAAGGCGATGGCGAACAGGATCACGCCCGATGATCCAACGGCCACCGCAGAATAAAACAAGGGCATGGACACCGCAAGGATCGCGGC